AAGATCTACCAGATCAACGCCACCAACCTGAACATCGACACCTCGGTGGACAATGACGTTGGCCGTGTGGCGATGCGCGTGAAGTACGCTGCCACGACCGGCAGCGCTGCGGGCATCGCCGACACGATGATCTCCTACCTCCGCAACACGATCGATAACAACACACAATCGAACGTCAACGGATTCCAGGGCTTCTACATTGCGACTGCGGACGGCTACATCTCCGTTCTGCTAACGCTGATCCGCCAAGCCGGAACGGGTAACCTCATATTCTTCGGTGGTGCAACCGACATTTGCGACTTGGTGATCCAGTTCGGTGGAACTGATCCTGGAGACACGGGAGTGGTGCTGTGAGAATCGAGTACGATGGCAGCAACGGCGCGGCTATCGCGGACGCGCTGACCGAGGTCCGTCGCCGCAATGACGTGCTGAACAACACGAACTACACGGACCGGATCGAGGTCAACCAGAACTACAAGGGCGACGCGCTCAGCCTCGATCAGATCACGCCGGACGACCAGCGCCTGGCGGATCGCTGGCGCGTACCGCGCGGCTACACGCTCGACACTGAGACCGGTGCGGTATTCGATGCGGACGGCGTGCCGCAGGACTATGCCCGCCTGGTGGAGATATCGTAGGGACCAAGGAGGCTACGTATGACTGAACCCGCAATCCCACCGCCCCCACCGCCGCCAAGAGATCCGGCGACTTTCGACGATGACCGGCCGTCTGTCGGTCCTGTCGTGATCGGCCCGGAGCCGGAGACTGAGCCGGAGGAACGATGACCCAGAGCAAGGAGTTCCCACAGTACACCTGGGTGACGCCCAAGTCGTACACCAAGGGTCGCAAGCCGGGCCAGCCGTCGGTGATCTTCATCCACACCACGGAGGGCAGCGAGGGCCCAACCAGCGCTGAGAACGGCGCGAATTACGACGCGCGCCGGACGGACGGCACCAGCACGCACTTCTTCACGGACTCCAACAGCGTGGTCCAGTGCGTCCTGACGACGGACGAGTCGCACGCAACGCGGTCGCACGGCAATGACGTCGGCATCGCCATCGAGGTCTGTGGCAAGGCCGGGCAGAGCGCTGCGCAGTGGGCGGACGCCGCAAGCGCCGCAACCATCGAGCAGACCGCGCTGCTGTGCGTCAACCTCCGCAAGAAGTACGGCAAGGCTCGCTTCCCGCTGGTGAACCTCACGCCTGCGCAACTCCGCGCCGGGCAGCACGGTTTCGCCGAGCACAAGGACGCGACGCTGGCCTGGCCGGAGGATCACGGCACGCACACCGACCCCGGCCCCAACTTCCCGTGGTCCAAGCTGTTCGCGCGGATCACCCAACTCGAAACCCCACCCGCCAAACCACCGACGGAGGAGCTACCCGTGGACGGCAAGACCTTCAACTCACTGTTCCTGGGCGCGCTGAAAGATCCGGCCGTCCGCACCGAGGTCGGCAAGGCCATGCTGGAGGCGACCGGCTGGTCCAAGGGCTACCCCGGTCGCCAGGTCGGCTGGCACATGGACGACGAGCAGGCCATGCGCAACTTCCTGTTCGGCAAGCCGGACGAGAAGGGCCAGCAGATCCCGGACGACTCGCCGGTTTCCAAGATGGCCAAGGCCGCGCAGATCATCATCGACCAGAGCGGTGGCGTCAAGGCCAGCTGATCTGGCAGGTTCCGGTGAGAGGTGGGGCGTAGGCTAGCCCCACCTCTCTTGCGTCTCAGAAGGGCCAGGCCCGTGCTTTTCGCTGAAGGTGATCCGCCGTCACTCGATGCCCTTATGCCCCAATGGGCGCAGCAGCTCTCGCTCCTGATGTTGCTGGTCCTGATTGTTGCGGCATTCATGCGTGGATGGATCGTTACCCGGCATCAGGCGACGCGTGAGGCGGAGGCTGAGCGTAGAATCGCCGATGTATGGAAGGGCAATTTCGAGCACTCGAATGATCTGAACAAGCAGCTGACGCAAGCGTTCCAGCCGGTCCTAGAGTCCAACGCGGCCATTCTCAAGGCAGTCGAGTCCGTGCAGGCCCGGCAGGCGGCCCAGGAGGATCGCGAGCGCTGGCTGCGTGATCGAGGGGACCGTCAGGGATGAGCCCATCACGTCGGCAGCGGGACCGTGACCGCGAGGAGCGGCTACGCGAGGCTGATGACGCCACGGCTGAGCTCGATGCCCGCAACGCGACCGTAGATCGCCAGCTATCCTTGGTAGACAAGCTAACGACCGGCTGGCGCAAGGTCCATCAGGTGAACCACCTGGCCCAGCTATTCAGCGAACAAGGGAGGTTGGGGTGACCTGGGCGCACCTGGGCGACTTTGCTTTCTACGCAACAACTTTCGTCACCATCCTCTTCGCAGCGCTCTACTTCGTGACGGCTCCTTGGTGGCGAACGGTAACCGGCCGGAACATCATGGCCGTGATGGGTTCGATGGCGGTGGCGTTCGGCTACTTCACCTGGGTGATCTCGATGGGCCACATCCCTCCCGGATTCATGCCAATGCGTGCGCTGATCTTCATTGCGATCGGTCTATCGATCGGGTGGCGTACAGTGATCTTCATCCGACACCACATCATCCGGTCGCTACGGGCCGGAAAGGAGCGAGAGCATGAGTTGGAAGACTCACGGTAAGGCGATCATGGAGCTGCTGGGAGCGCTCGTGATGGCGGTCATCGTCGCCTACCAGACGGTGGCGCTGGACGGCGTGACCTGGAGCGAGTGGATCATGGTCGTCATCGCGGCGGCTGGCGTGATCAACGTCTGGGCGTCCGCCAACATCAGCGGTTTCGACAAGGCCAAGCTCCTCGTCTCGGCCGTGTTCGTGGTCCTCAACCTGCTGGTCGGCTTCCTGACCGACAACCACATCAGCGGCAACGAGTGGATGCTGCTGGGCATCCAGTTCCTCTCGACGCTGGGAGTGGCTGGCGCTCCGGCGACCAAGCAGATCACCGGCCAGACCGTCATCGCAAGCTAGCTAGTAGCGGCAGTTTCCGGCGCGACGTAGACTGGATCTAGGTCAAGCCGGGGCTGAGGTCCCGGACGCGGTGTGCGCCGGTTAGTTGGTTGGTCCCTTCAGGATCGGTGGTGCACCGCTTGCCCGCCTCGCCGTGAGTGGTCCGGCAAGGAGTTGGGCAGAAGGCCGGGTGGGTCTCTCAAATCCCCACCCGGCCTTCAACATTTGTGCTGGTAGTCACCAATTCATACGAACCTGGTTCTAGGTATGTATTGGTGTCTCCGCCCCGGGGTAGACGAAACCATCGGCATTGGCGTACGATGTACTTGTTGGGCCGAGAGAGCGGCCCACACGAGAAGGGACCAAGACCATGGCGCTCCGTCACTCCGCTAGCTTCCTCCAGACCTTCCACACCGCGCAGACCGCAGCCGAGCGCACTGCCGCCAGCCAGACCGAGACCCCCACCGACCACATGGACACCGACCCTGCCGCCCTGGCTTTCGTCAAGGGGCAGCGCACGGCGAGCGTGGCCACCCGTCCGGCGAGCCAGGGTGACGGCAGCTACGAGTGCGAGATCAAGGGCCACAAGGTCCGCTGCGGTGGCCCGTTCGTCTCGGAGGCGCAGGCCAAGTGGATCATCGATATCGCCACCACGCGGGTCATCCCGGCCGGACGGACGGCGGAGAGCGTGCTGGTCCGGCTGGAGCAGGGTTTCGCCAAGTTCGCCGGTAGCCAGTTCATCACCAACTACAAGGACCTGCCCCGGGCTACCGCCGCCATGGTCGAGGCGGTTGCGCCGGGCGCGAGCACCGAGGAGTTCCGGACCGCTGCTGCTCCGGCCGCAACCACCGAGGTGCCCGCTGGCCGGTACGCGCTGCGGACCGAGGACGGCGTGAAGTTCTACCGGCTGGACCGCCCCACCCAGGGCAAGTGGGCTGGCTACACGTTTCTCAAGGTCCAGGCGAGCGATGACCTGTTCCCCATCAAGAACCCCAACGAGAAGGCGCGGATCATCAACGCCATCGCCGAGGACGTGCTGGGCGCGGAGCGGCTTTACGGCATGGAGCTGGGCAAGTGCTCGCGCTGCGGCCGGACGCTGACGGACGAGACCAGCCGCTCGTACGGCATCGGCCCGGACTGCCGCAACAAGTAGTAGGCTCAGGGGAGCCGGGCAACCGGCTCCCCCAAGGGATGGTAAGCTGAGAATACTTTTGATGACAGCACCGGGTTTGCCGGAGGGTCGCGGGTTTGAATCCCGTCCATTCCACTCTTCCGAATGCCCCTCCGTTGGGGTAGGATGATCTTGTTGGGCGAGAGAGCGCCCCAAACTGAAGGGACCAGTCATGGTAGATCTCCAGCAGGCCGACGGAAGCATCGTCACCGCCGAGCAACAGGCCAAGATGGCCGAGAAGATCGGCAAGCTCATCGCGATGAGCGAGGACGAGTCGCTGCCCCGCGAGGCGCGCTCCAGCTACGCTGAGATGGCGGAGCGGCTGATGCGCCAGTACCGGATCGACGAGGAGAACGTCATCACGACTGGCTCCAACACCAGCATCATCCCGGTCCGGTTCCACATCACCATCGTTGAGGGCCTGGGCAAGTGGTTCGCTGCGGAGTTCCAGGACGAGTACATGCGGATCTGGAAGGAGATCAAGAAGCACGCCGGTCTGGCCGGTCACTTCACCTGGGAGTATGACGAGGAGGGCAACGCCCGGAAGCTGGTTGCGGTCGGCTACGGCTACCAGATCGACGTCCGGCTGGCCCAGTTCCTCTGGACCTCCGCGCATCTCACGTTCGCCACCCGGATCGACACCAAGGTGGACCCCAGCCTGAGCGACCAGCTGAACTGCTACTACATGCGCGGCTCCGGGATGGAGCGCAACGACATCGCCAACCAGCTCTGGGGCAGCGCCTACACGGACGGTCCGGCGCACGGCAAGGTCCAGAAGCTCTACTTGGCGGAGTGCGAGGCGCGCGACGAGAAGCCGAGTGTTGGCGGTAAGGGCTTCCAGGCCAAGCGCTACCGCAAGGCGTACGCTGAGGGCTTCTGTGACCAGTTCGGCTGGCGGCTGCGGGACGCGCGGAGCGCCATCGACGCGCAGCAGGGCGGCATCGTCCTCCACGGCCGTGAGGACCGGGTGAACGAGGCGTACTGGGCCGAGTGGCCGGACAAGGCTCCGCTGAGCGCGGAGGAGCAAGCGGCCAAGAACGCGCAGCAGGCTGCTCGCTCGGCGGAGTACTGGGCCGCCATCGAGCGCGAGCAGCGCGAGTGCCTGGAGAAGGGCAACTGCCGCGCGGCTCGCAAACGTGCGGCGGAGCGCGCTGGCCGTCCGCTGACCGAGCGTGAGCTGGAGACGGCGCTGTGCCGGAAGCACCGGCCGTACGAGGCGACCGAGAGTGACCGTCGGCGCTGGGACCGTGAGGCGCACAACCCGGAGCGTGCCGCTGGACGGCGAGCCGGAGCTGCCGCTGCGTCCTCGGTCGAGTTCCGGCGCACGGCCGGAGAGCGCACGCACAAGGCCGGAGCGGCTGAGCAGCGCACTGCCCTGGGTCGCTGACCCAAGCTCCTGGGTGGGCTACGGAGGTCTCAACCCTCTGCGGCCCACCCAGGCGTAACCCCATCGGAAACCCACCGCATTCCAACGGAGAGCCAATGACACACGGGATCACGAAAGAGACGGTGCGCTCCACCGTCGGCACGCTCAACGACCGGCTAGAGCGGCTGGGCTGGGTCCGCCGGTATGAGGTGGAGTTCGGCTCCAACCCGAACGGCGTGAAGCACGTCCTCCAGACTCGTCTCCCCCACCTCCAGCACCCGACCGATCAGCACCCGTTTGCCACGCTCTCCAAGCTCCACCAGTACCTCCTCGCGATGGGCCAGGTGCTCAACGACGCGGTGGCGGAGCGCGAGCGCCAGCGGGCCATCGTCCAAGGCGGAGCGATAGCGGCGCTGGATCCGCATCGAGTCGTCGACATTCCATTCGACCCTGACGCGCGCAACGTCCGGCGGCAGGGCGAGGAGCTTCAGCACCGTACGCTGCGAGAAGCGCTCCAGGAGGAGGAGGATCACCGCACTCGTCCGGCCGGAGCGGACCAGTAAAGGTAACGGAATCATAACGATGGCCGGACGCCAATATGGTGGCCGGCCATCACGTTTCCCCAGGTAGATAGCAATTCCTACGAACCTAGTTCTAGGTATGGATTGTTGGGTTGGTATAAATCTTGGCGCGCCGGGTATCCAAGTTGGCCGCCAATGGCGTAGACTGATCTTGTTGGGCCGGACGGACCGGCCCCATCCTGAAGGGACCAAGACCATGACCGCGATCATCACCCCCGCCGAGATCACCGCCCACCTGGAGAGCATGACCGCCGTTGAGCTGCGGAAGCTCGGTGCCGCGAACGGGATCAAGGGTGCCGCCAAGGGCCGCAAGTCCGACCTGGTGGCCGCCATCGCCGCCATCCGCATCGCTCAGGTCGAGGCGCTGGCTGCCGAGCAGGCCGAGAAGGACCTGGCCGAGCAGGACATGACCGAGGTCGAGGCCCACAAGGACGCGGTGGTGGACGAGGAGGCCAAGAAGGCTCGCCGGTCGCGCCGGGGCATGGTCATCGTGGCCAAGGGCACCGAAATCCACAAGTCGCAGACCTTCAAGGAGTACGCCGAGGCGCGCGGCTTCAAGGTCACCATCACCACCGAGGTCGAGACGGTGGAGGAGGACGGCGAGGAGTACGAGATCGAGACGTACCAGGCCGTGGCCGAGCAGAAGGGCTACATCGTGGTCGGCAGCTGGATTGGCCGGGCCTGGAACTACGCCGGTGCGTACGCCGGTGTCGGCGGCAAGGCCCGCAAGGTCCGGAACCTCAAGGAGGCGCTGCGGATTCTGGACGGCCAGGCCTGAGAAAGTTGGGGGAGCGCCTAGCGCTCCCCCAGCCCATTGGCGTATAGTCATTGGTGAGGGGCAGAGCGCCCCACTGAAGGGACCAAGCTGATGATGACCGGAGCGCGGAACATCCTGGACCGCATCGAGGCGCTGACCTACGATGACCACACGTTCGATCTGGCGCGGGACGCGATGGGCGACGCGGAGATCCACGATGGCCTCCGCGAGAGCTACATGCGGGTCAAGGACGCCAACGGTGACGAGTTCTACGTGATCGTCAAGGCCGTGGAGCCCACGGTCTGACCTGGAGCGCCGGGGCGGAGAGATCCGCCCCGGTCCCCCAGCGAGGACTACCGGCAGTGGAGTACGATCAGGATCGGCCGGAGAGAGCGGCCGGAAGGGACCAGAGATGACACGCGAGGAATTCATCCAGAAGCTCCAGGCGAAAGCAGCCACCCACACCGAGTGCCGCGCGGATGATGGCGAGCACGCCTGCTACGATGGCCAGTGGACCCTCCACGGGCCGCACGACTACGAGGTCCTGAGGGCCAACTGGCGCGGAGGCGGTAAGGGCATCGTCCACTGCCCCGGGAAGACTCCGGAGACGGTGCTGGGAGGCCAGGTATGACACGGCCGCTGATCGGAGACCTCTCCATCACCATGGATGACGGGACGGTGCTCACCGCCCGGACCGACGTGGCGCTGGCCGAGAAGTGGGCCGCGTTTGTCTACGGCGAGCGGTGGAGCACGATGACGTTCGGCGAGCGGACGCGCGAAACGTCCGACGCACTCCGTGAACTGCGGAGGGCTGCGAGCTGAGTCCGGAGGGTGCGGCTGGGCGAGATCCCAGCCGCTCCCAGGTAGCTCAGACCGGCTTGACCTAGAGCAATGGCTACCTACTTAATTCGTAGGAATTGGAAGGGACCAGGCAAATGGCGACCACCACTGCCAACAAGCACGGACTCCGCGCCGCAGCGACGGAGCGACGCAACCGGCACGCCCAGCGCACTCCGCTGCCGCCCAAGCCGGGCGTGGTCGAGGAGGCGCGTGAGGCCATCGAGGAGGCGCAGGCCCTTCTCGTGGACGCTGCCCAGTCGGACGACCGGAGCCACAGCAAGGCCCAGGCGTTCGCTGAGAAGGCCATAGCGGCCAAATGGGATGTGTCTTTGGACGCCTCCGGGCACGGCGTGGAGCTAACCGCGACGCGCGGAGCCGAGACCATCGTCCAGGCGTGGTCGGACGGCGTGTGGCAGTACCCTGCCAGCTTCTACGCGCACGGCGACCGGAACACCAAGCCGCGCAACGCCTCCGGGGCGGCCAAGCTCCTCCTCCGCTCGCCGGAGGACGCTGCGGCGGAGGCGGGCAAGGTGGCGTCCAACCGGCACTTCCGCAAGTCGGAGCCCAAGGACATCGTGGAGAAGCTGGAGGTGGCCCAGAAGCACCTCCCGTTCGATCCGGCCCTTGCGCCGGATGAGATGGTGCTGGCGATGCTGACCGGCCAGGCGCTCCAGTGGTACAACCGGCTCAGCCGGGGCACCGAGTCGGCCATCGTGGGCCGGAAGGGCGCGCGGATGAGTCTGACTGCGAGCGGCGAGCGCGTGGTGACGTTCTGCTGCCCGGCGACCGGTTACCGGTCCTGCCTCGTGACGGCCATCCTCAAGGTGGGTCGCGGACACCGCCGGACCAAGGGCCAGAGTGACGCGCTGGGCGGCACCGACGCGGTTGAGTTGGAGGACTGAGATGCCCAGTTGGCAGGCAGAGACCTCCAAGTCCACGTACGAGCGCATCGCCACCATCGCGGAGGCGCTGCCCGAGACCAAGCGCGAGGAGTTCTCCACCTTGCTCGACGACTTGCAGCGCACCACGCTCGGACCGGAGGCCATCCGGCTCGTGTCGATCCGGCGCTGGCTCGCGGACGCCGGTTGGCCGGTGTCGCGATGACCGGACCGCTGCGGGTGCAGGTGACGCTGGGAGACTTCCGGCGCAAGACGGCGGACCTGCCGGACGACACGGCGCTGTTCATCGAATACGAGGACTGCTCGGACTTCTATGAGATCAGCGCGCCCAGCATGCGCTACCTCCCGGCCGCGCTCGATGCGCCTCCGGCGCTCACGTTCGGAGGCGGGCAGATGTGCGATGAGGAGCATTACCTCATCTCGCGTCTCGACGTGTACCTGGACTGCGGCGATTGGAATGCGGGGCTGAAGCCATGACCCACGACGAGGATTGCCCCAGATCCGGCAAGTGGTTCAAGAGCGAGGAGTGCCGCCGCTTTTCGACGGACGGCACGGCAATGGGCGCGATGATTGCGCACCAAATGGGTACAACGGACGAGGATGAGATCAAGCGAATGATTGAGGAGGAGGATCGCAACAATAGGAGGCAGGCATTGACCGGAATGGAGGAGGAGCAAGCGGAATGGGAAAGCGACGCTGACGTACTGGAATCGGGGTGGCACCTATTCCACTGAAAAGAATCTTGTAAAAAGATGGCATGCCAAGTAGACGGCATGCCATCTTTTGGCGTATGGTAATTGTAGTGGGGCGAGAGAGCGCCCCGGATGAAGGGACCAAATGATGACCGCCAAGCTTTCCCCCGCAGCCCGCAAGGCCCGCACCGCGCGCCGGACCTCCACCGCGACTTTCGCCACTGGCGTCCTTGTCTCGCTCGCCGCCAACGTCTACGCCTCCGAGCACACCCCGATCGGCATCGCCGTCGGGCTGTGGGTGCCGGTCGCGTTCCTGCTCTCGATGGCGATGCTGGAGAACGTTCCCGCCAAGGGCACCGCCGGTAAGATCCGCTTCGCAGCCATCCTCTTCCTGGCTCTGGTGGCGGGCTGGACCTCCTACTGGCACCTGGTCGAGGTGGCGCTGGACGGCGGAGCGGACCAGATCACCGCCCACCTCCTCCCCCTGACCGTGGACGTGATGATGGCGCTCGCCGGACCGGGCATGAAGCGGAAGGCTGCCGCTCCGGCGCGCCGGGCGCAGACCGCCAAGCCCAGCAACGTCCGGTCGATCCGCAAGGCGGCCTGAGTCAAGATCGGTGCCAGGTCCGGGTAGACGGACCTGGCACCAATGGCGTAGAGTTGACCTTACCAACGAGGAAGGGACCAAGACGATGGCCAAGCTCACCGCTCTCCAGCCGCTCACCGACAAGCTCTACAACGATGCCAACAAGGCGCAGGATTACGACCGGCTGGCCGAGTCGGTGTTCCGGGGCGCTCGCGCCAAGGTCGTGCTGACCGGCGGCCAGGTCCTCCAGGGCAAGATCACCGCGATCATGAACCAGGGCTTCAACGGCCAGCAGGTCCAGATCCGCGTCACCACCAAGGGCGAGCACTTCGGCCAGATCCGCCAGGCGCGGATCGACCGGGTGCGCGTTTGGGCCTGACAGAGCGAGCGCCCCGGGGTACCGCCCCGGGGCGCATTGGCGTACAGTCAACGACGGACCAACCGAGCGACTGAAGGGACCAACGCGATGACCAGGATCGAGATCCTCACCGAGCAGGCCAAAGGCTATGACGAGGGGATGCTGCTGGAGGCCATGGACATGGCCACGGACGCCGACGAGGTCCGGGTGCTGGAGCTGGAGCTTGACGCTCGCACCAACCCGTTCCTCAACGCCAAGACCGAGCGTTCCCTGCTCGGTGACCTGCTCGCCGGACGGAGGATCTTCTGATGCGCACGATGGAGCGCCCGTTGCAGCACCTCTCCGCTGCTCGGCGGATCAACCCGGCCAAGGTCACCCGTATCCTCGCGCAGTGCGCCAATCACCTGGAGAACGGCTGGCCAGTCCAGGAGGCGCACCGCGTCCGGGACAACGCGCTCCGCTTGATCGTGGTGACCGGCGAATGAGCGCGGCCTGGCACATGCTGACCGGTATCGTTACCGGCTTGACCGCTCACCCGGTCGTTCCGCTTTGCGGAGCATTCCTCATCACGTCGCTCGCTATCGCCGCAATTGTCGGAGAGGTGAAAAGGAAGTGAAGGCCAATGAGGTTCGCGTGGAGCGCGCGGGCAACCGGATCTACGTGGCGAGCCTGACGCCAACTCCCGGACTCAACGTCCACGTGCCCGGCGCATACTGGAGCGAGACGAAAGGCGTTTGGACCGTTCCACTGGACCTCGCCACCTGTCGCCTCCTCCGTGACCGATTCGGCAAGCGTCTGGTGATCGGTCCGGCACTCACCTCCTGGGCTAAGGAGGAGAAGGCAACGCGAGCGCGGATGGATGAGCTCGCAGCCGCTGCCGATGCGGATCTCTTCCTGCTCCCGGAGGTAGCTCCGGCGCTATTCGCAGCCACTAACGACCGGACCTTCCAGCGCGCCGGTATCCGCTTCATTGTGGACTCGCGCGGCCGGGATGACCGGCGACGTTCGCTGCTGGCGGACACGGTTGGTCTGGGAAAGACGCTCCAGGCAATCGGCGCGGTGATGGAGAGCGGCGAGCCTGGCCCCTACCTCGTGGTATGTCCCAAGACGCCGGTGCTCAGCACCTGGCAGCCGGAGATCAAGAAGTGGCTCGGCGATGGCGCGCGAGTGATCACGCTTCCCGACCAGAAGGTCAAGCGGACCTCCATTCTGCAGGCGCTCGCGTCAGACCAATCCAGGAACCCAGCTGCATTGGCCCGTACGTGGCTCGTGGTCAACCCGGAGGTAGTCCGGACGCAAACGTGGTGGATCTGTGGGCGGTGTGGCGCTAAGACCAAGTACAAGGCCGGTATGGTCCAGGAGCTGGACGAGTGCGGCCACGAGAAGGATCGCGCCACCAAGATCCGGCACGACCACGCGTTCAACTCGCTCTTTGAGATGGAGTGGGGCGCAGTCATCGCAGACGAGTCGGACCAGTCGCTGATCCGCAAGACCGGCACCCCCAACTTGCGTCGGCGCGGCATGGAGATGCTGCGGGACCTCGTGCGGCCGTCCGGCATCCGCCTGGCGATCAGCGGCACGCCGTTCCGCTCCAAGCCGCACCAGATCTGGTCCACCCTCAACTGGCTGGACCCGGTACGTTGGGGATCCAAGTGGAACTTCCTTGGCAAGTTCTGGCAGTTGGGCGGGTACTCCGGCTACACGGTTGGCGACTTCATCGAGGGTCGCGAGGAGTTGCTGATTGATGAGCTACGGGACGTGATGATCCGCCGGACGCGGGACATGGTGCGGGATGACTTCCCGGACAAGGACTACCCGTCCAACGTTACCGAGGACTCCGGCCTGACCAAGGGCATCTACCTCCCGATGTCCGAGAAGCAGCGCAAGGCGTACGAGCAGATGGAACGGGAGGGCGAGGCGCTGATTGCTGGCGGCTCACTCCAGGCCATCGGCGTGCTCGCTGAGCTCACGCGTCTCAAACAGTTCGCCAACGCTCCCGGGTGGATCGATCAGGATGGGGAGTTCCATCCCCTCCCGGAGGGCAACAAGTACGAGTGGATCGCTGACTTCATGGAGCAGCTGGGCTTTCCGGACCGCCCGGCGACCAAGCTGGTCATCGCCTCGCAGTTCACCCAGCTCCTCAACGTGTTTGCGGAGGGGATGGCCAAGCAGTTCGGCGGCAAGGTCCGGCACGCGATGATCACCGGCGAGACCAAGCACCGCGAGCGCGTCATTGAGGAGTTCGAGGACACCGAGTCTGACCTGAATCTGTTGTGGATCAACACGATTGCTGGCGGCTCCTCGATCACGCCCGATGCGGCGGAGATCATGGTGGTGCTCGACGAGACCTGGGTGGCGGACGAGCAGGAGCAGCTGGAAGGCCGGATCGACAACCGCCAGCCGGAGCGCCGTATTGTCCCCAGGTCCTACTACTACCTGCGGTCGTTTGGCACCGTCCAGGAGGGCATCGCTCGCGCTAACGCTGCCGCCAAGGCGCGTGGCGAGCGTATCCTCAACGGTGCGGCAATCGCCCGACAGGCCAAGGAGATCATGCACCGATGAGCATCTTGATCACGGTCGCGCTCGCCGCGCTGGCAGCCTTCCTCGGTTGGTTCGCCGGACGGCGCTGGGAGCGCGGCCGGATCGAGCTGGAGCGCGAGGCCCATATGGAGGCTGCCGCCAAGCGCGGCGAGCGGAACGGTTCGGTCCGAATGAAGACAATCCAAATCCGTCGGTAGCGCGATTATCGGCAACCCAACCGCTGGGGTAAGCTCATCCGAGCGAGACAGAGCAACCAACCAAGGAGCTACAAATGACCGACACGGTCGAGCAGGACGAGGAACTGGACTACACCTACCCGCTGGGCCAGCCGCCCACGCCGCTCCAGGCCCGGATGGGCGAGTGGCTGATGAGCGAGGCGGTCGGCTACGACCCCAACGCCGCCAAGTCCAAGCGTGAGGCGTTCCTGGAGGGCGTGCGGCTGTGCATCGCGCTGCGCATCCCCTACCAGGCGAGCGACCACAACAAGGAGGCCACCGCCCAGGAGCGTGCCGACCGCGAGCAGGCCCGTGCGGAGGCGGCAGCGGAGCGCGAGCGGAAGCGTGCGGAGCGCGCGGCAGCGGCGGCCAAGACGCCGGAGCCGGAGCCGGTGGCCGAGCAGCCCGCCACCGCCAAGCCCGCCAAGCGTGCCGGCAAGCCCGCCAAGTCCACCACCGCCGCTCCGGCCGCGCCCGCAGCCGCTCCGGCCGCCACCCGTCCGGCCGCGCGCCGTGCCGCGCCCCGGCGTGCGCCCGCTGCGGCGGCCACCTCGGGTGACGCCCCGTTCTGATCCACCGATGACCCCCGGCCGTCCTGTCATTCCCCGTGCAGGACGGCCGGGCCATTTTACCGGAACCTAGTTCGTATGAATTGCTGAAGGGACCAAACATGGAAACGCGCCGCATCCAGCTTCCACCGCCTACGATGATGCCAATGGGCGAGATCCATTTTGAGGACGGCACCCGTATGCTGGTGCCGCAGATCACGCGCGACAGGCCGGTCTGGTTCCGGCTCGATGACGCCTACGTCATGAACCAGACCATCCCGGATGTCCCGGATCACACGACCGTGCTCCAGTGGGTCGAGGAGCACCCTCATTCCAACGCTCCCCAACGAACTGATCCGCTCTGGGCCGTTGTGTGCCTCCGGGTGGGTCTGGCGCTCCTGGCCATCGTAGCGGCTTTCGTGCTCGCCGGTAGCGCGTTCCTACTCACGGTGGGAGGCGCGTGGTGAACCAGCTACCCATCCTGCGGACCTCGGAGAGGCGCGCGTTCAAGCGCTGCCCCGCGCAGTGGTGGTGGGCGTACCGAGAAGGCCTGAAGCCGCGCGGAGCCGAGAAGACACCGCTGTGGTTCGGTACTGGCGTCCACCTCGGTCTGGCTGAGTGGTACCTGCCCGGGACCAAGCGCGGACCGCACCCGGCCGAGACGTTCGCCAAGTTCGCCGGAGACGCGCTCACTGCCATCAAGGTGGCTGACGCTACCGAGGAGCAGGTGGCGGAGTACGTGGACGGCAAGGAGCTGGGCATCAAGATGCTGGAGGGCTATGTCAAGCTCTACGGCAAGGATGAGCAGTGGAGCTTCATCAGCACTGAGCAGGCCTTCCAGCTCAACGTGCCGTGGCCCAAGGCCGAGGAGGAGCGCCAGGCGCTCTGGGTGGTCGAGGACGGCCAGGTCATGCTGGTCTATGCTGGAACGTTCGATGGCGTGTACCGGGACCTCGCGACGGGGCGGCTGGAGCTGCTGGAGACCAAGACTGCCAAGGCAATCCAGACCTCGCACCTGCCGCTCGATGACCAGGCGGGCAGCTACTGGGCAGTGGCGTCGCACGTCCTCGCCGCGCAGGGGCTGATCAAGCCGGGCGAGAAGATCAGCACCATCAACTACAACTTCCTGCGCAAGGCGCTTCCGGATGAGCGCCCTAAGGACGCGGAGGGCTACTACACCAACAAGCCGCTTAAGGCGCATTACGTTGCTGCGCTCAACGGCATCGACGGCTGGACAGCGGAAGCTCTCTCCAAGAAGAAGCTCGATGAGCTTGACGGTATCGCGGCTGCGCATCACATGCTCGTCCTCGGTGAGCGTTCCAAGCAGCAGCCGCTGCCGCTGTTCCTCCGTGAGCCGGTCCCACGGACGACGGCAGAGCGCCGGACGCAGCTCCAGCGCATCCAGAACGAGGCGCTGCACATGCAGGCGATGCGCGAGAAGTTGCTGCCCATCTACAAAAGCCCCAGCCGGGATTGCACCTGGGACTGCGACTTTTACACCATGTGCATGCTCCAGGAGAACGGAGGCGATTGGAAGAGTCATCGCCAGGCCGCATTCCGCCAGGCCGACCCGTACGCGGATCACAGAAAGTCCACTGACGAGTAGCGGCAACGGCGCGCCGGAGTAAGCTCGATCCTAGTCAACCAAGGAGCCAAACACCAATGGACCAAATCGAGAAGTCTTACACGTTTAAGACCGAACACAAGGACCGCAGTACGCGTCGGGCGCTCGCTTCTCGGCACCGCGTTAACTCACTGCTGCAGGCCGCCGGTAGCAATCGCGTCCGGTCCGGCGTCCGCACCGGCACCACGCCGCACTTCCGGCTGTGGATGGCCGACCTCAAGCTGAAGTCCGTGCTCCAGAAGACTTCTCTGGCCGCGCTATCGGAGCACACGCACGTCGGCGCGCTGTGCCGCTCCGCATTCGCGCTCCTCTTCAACGCGGGCATCCGCAACGTGTTCGACCTCACCCAGGCCGACGTGGCGGACCTGTTGCGTATCAACGGGATCGGCGTCAAGAAGCTGGAAGCCGTCGAGGCGTACTTGCTGGAGAACAAGGTCAAGACGCGCTGGACGGTGGCCGCCTGATGGCGGGATCTGTCGTGGGAACCTCGATGGAGAATGCCGAGGCGTTCTACGCGGACTTCAAGAGCCGCATGGAATCTGAGCTGGGACGTCTACTGCCGGACTGGAGCGAACTCGATCCAGAGCAGGCACGCGCCTGGTTGCTGGCGTTCCTGTCCACCAACGAGACGGCACTCAGAATGACCGACGCGGTGTCGCTGATTCCGGAGGCAAGAGGTGGCAACTGAACGGCAGGGCATGACCAAGGCTGACTTCGCATCCGGATTCTTCGACCTGGACGGCGCGACGGAGTTCAAGAACATGCTGGTGTACGGCGGACCGGGCAGCGGCAAGACCGTGCTGGCCGGTACTGTCCCGGGACGCATCCTGTTCCTCGCCGGTGAACCGGGGTACATCAGCGCCGCGCGGCTGGGTGCGCACGGGAAGGCTCGCCTCATCCCCGACACGGCTACCGCAGTCGCCGCAGCCTCGTGGCTGGAGGACGGCGGAGCGACCCAGTTTGACTGGGTCATCGCCGATGGTCTCGGCACGATGCAGAAGAAGTTCCTGCTCAACTACGCGGCAGAGGCGTACGACGCCAACCCCGCCAAGCGGGCACACCGGAACCTGCCCGACAAGCCGGACTACTTCAACGCCCAGAACATGATCATGAGCTGGGTGGCGCGGCTGATCGACCTCCCGGTCAACACGCTGTTCACCGCGCACGCCATGTTCCCGGAGGACAAGGCGACCGGCGAGCAGCTGGTGTACCCGGCGATCCAGGGCAAGGGCTATGAGATCAGCAGCTACGTCTGCGGTCTGATGCACGCGGTCGGCTTCATGCGGCCGCGCATCAAGCAGACGCCGGACGGGCCCAAGGAGGTCCGGCGGATTCTGTGGCAGAACACCATCGATCCGGCGAATGAGACCAACTACTTCGCCAAGGACCAGTTCAACGCGCTGGGCCGGTTTACCGATGATCTCAACATGAAGCAGATCTGCGACATCATCGACTCCGGGCACCAGAACGAGACTCCTGCTGCGGTGCAAGCCGTAGTGGAGGCGGCAGCCGCTAAGCCAGCGGCAACCCGCAGGCGCGCTCCGGCGCGTGCGCGTCGATAACCAACCCAACTACCAAGGATCGAGACCCAAATGCCCAAGGCCAAATGGGGTGCTGGTGAGGACCCACTGACCGCTGCCGACATCGACGGCGCAGAGGTTCCCGAGCAGCGCACCCGGTACTCCGGACCGCTGCCCCCGGCCGGTACCTACCGGTGGACCGTCCAGTCTCTCAAGCAGGGCGAGAGTGAGGCTGGCAACAGCAAGGTGGTCGTCTTCATCACGCTGGACGGCGAGTGGAAGGACAACCACAAGAAGTACGACGGTGCGCCGGTCTGGCACCACCTCGCGCTCACCAAGCCCAACGCTCCCAACGTGAAGTCGTTCCTGGACGCCATCGGTGCCACCTCTAAGGACCTGATGAACGGCTCCCTGGTGGACGAGAACGGCTACATCACCAAGCTGGGCGACGTGGGCGATCCGGTCGGCATCCAGGTCTACGCGACGGTCAAGCACTCCAAGCCGACCGAGAAGTACCCTGACCCCCGGCTGGAAGTCGCGTTCGCCGGGTACCTGATGGTGGACGACGAGGACGCGGACACCGACACCGACACCGACACCGACACCGACGGCGAGGAGCCTCCTTTCTAGGCGCGTGACCTGCACCACGCGGCAGCACTCGGAGGCAGGATGAGTGGAGGCCGGATCGGTTCGCCGGTCCGGCCTTCTCTCGTTAGCGGCAGTGTAGACTAGTGGATTACACTGCGAGGTATAGCAATTGAAGGGACCAGCATGCGATCCGTGCTTGATATGCACGACGAGGACCTGATGTGTCACCTGGAGGAGCTGCACCCCGGTGACCTCCGGTTGAAGTTCCAGGTGGAGCCTGGCCGGACGGAGCGCTACCTTGCTGCCCCGGAGCTTTGGCGGACGTACCACGACACACTGCATCGGTTGTACCCCAACAACTACGATCACACGCACGAGGTGGCCATGGAACGGATGGACGGTAACGTCAAGTGGAAGGACCGCCCGGAGGACATCTGGGTGATGGCTCGCGTCGGTGACGGCGACAAGGTTGCCGATGCGTTCGTCTCCGAGCAGGCTGCCCGTAAGGCAGAGGAGCGTGGTGACTACTCCTGGGGCGTGGAGGCGGTCAAGGTCACGCTGCACCGCCCGTCGCTGCAGCCGATCTACGGCGGTCCAACGCTGTTGGAGGCGCTGTGGAATGAGATGGACCGCCTCATGGAAGCGCTCATGACCGGCGAGACGGCGGACGACAAGTGCAAGATCAAGGGCTATCACGGTGTGCCAGCTCCGTATGATGACCACCAGGCCGACTGCGAGCACTGGGACAACGGCGACCGGTACCGGGCTGAGGAGCTGGCCTGGGTGATCGCCATCGTCACCAACGCGTACGAACCATCGGTGGACAGCGTCCGCGCGGAAGCGATGCGCCGGTGGAACGAGAGCCAGGAGGCAGCATGAAACTCCGGATGTTCAATACCAAGGCTGCCGTCCTCGGCTGCGGTCCGGCCGGGCTGTTCGCAACCAGAGCGCTGCTCGATCGTGGCTACACGGTCGCCATCTACTCCAAGGCTCGCAAGTCAGAGATGTTCGGCGCGCAGTACCTGCACGAGCCGATTCCCACTCTGACGCCGGAGGACGAGAAGCCCATCAAGGTGGACTACCGGCTGGAGGGCACAGCGGAGGGCTACCGGGACAAGATCTACGGCGGCATGCCCGTCAAGGTTTCGCCGGAGACGCTGACCAAGCCCCACCTCGCATGGGACATCCGCGCTGCGTACGACCGGGCATGGGATTGGTACGGTGACATCGTCATCGACACCCTCATCACGCCGGAGTGGATGCGGTCCGGCGCGCTGGACTCCTATGGTCTCGTCGTGTCCTCGGTGCCGCTGCCGACGCTGTGCGAGGCCAAGGACGCGCACGAGTTCCACGCAGCGCGCATCTGGGCGATGGGGGACGCTCCGCGCCGTGGGCAGTACGCGCCCTTCCGGCCGGAGCCGAACACGGTGCTGTGCGACGGCACGCGGGACCGTGGCTGGTACCGAGCCTCCAACTTGTACGGGCACGTGACGGTGGAGTGGCCGCACCGCAGCAAGCCTCCGTTGCCCGGCGTGGCAGAGGTGGTGAAACCGATCTACTCCACCTGCTCCTGCTATGCCAACGCTCCCTGGCGGTTCGTCAAGGTAGGCCGGTATGGCGTCTGGAGCAAGGGCGTGCTCTCGCACCAGGCCTACACGACGGCGAGCGCGCTGTGAGAAGCAACGGAGACGGCAAGCCGGTCGTGGCGATCGACATCGACGGCACGCTGGGCGACTACCACCGCAACTTCATCGAGTTCGCTCGCCGGTACTTCAACGACACCGAGAGCAACTGGATGCGTCCCAACCCGGGGCTGCCGCTGTGGGAGCACATGGGGATCTCGCAGCGCGACTATCGGGACGCAAAGCTGGCCTACCGCCAGGGCGGCTGGAAGCGCTGGATGCCGTGCTATGACCTCGCGCCGCAGATGACCAACTTCATCCGGAACCAGGGCGCAGAGGTCTGGCTGTGCACCACCCGCCCCTACCTCCGGCTGGATAACGTCGATCCGGACACCCGAGAGTGGTTGCGGCGCAACAAGATTCAGTACGACGCACTGCTGTTCGATCCGGCGCATGAGGAGGACGGCACCAAGTACGACGAATTGGCGCGGCAGGCCGGTGACCGCGTTGCCTCGATCGTGGATGACCTCCCGGAGATGATCGCTGCGGCACAGGCGGCATTCGCGAACACGCGCGCCGGACGGCTGTGGCTCGCGCCGATCCTCCGGGAGCAGCCTTACAACGGGACTTTCAAGTGGGACCGGCGAGCAGCGGACCTCCGCGAGGTCCTGGACATGGTGTTGGGTGACATCGGAGTATGGAGGGGTTGGAATGGCGGAGCGTAACCTTTGGGTCCTGGGCGGCACGTCCGGGATCGGCCAGGCAGCCTTTGTCCGGCTATGGGCTGAGCCGCCATCGGTGTTCGATCAGGCGGCAGCGTTCGGGTACGAGGACTTCAACGTGGCGTTCCGCACGCCGCTCCGCAAGGAGCTGTCCAATTGGAAGCCGACGGATGTGGTGTATTCCGTTGGCATCAACCGGCTTGACTGGATCAAGAAGATCCGGCACGACGACTTCACCGACGTCATGGAGACCAACGTGTTCGGCTTCCTCAACCTGGTGCGCGTGCTGGACGAGGAGGACTGCGGCCCGGTCAACATCGTGGTCGTGACGTCCGACGCGGCATGGCGTCCGATGCGCACCAGCGCGGTCTACTGCGCGAGCAAGGCCGCGCTTGAGATGGCGCTCCGCGTTGCCTCGCGTGAGTACGCGCCGAAAGGCTGGCGTATCAACGGAGTCGCGCCGGGCAAGGTCGAGGACACGCCCATGACGGAGTACGTGGACCGGCGCGTGCTACAGCTCCGAGGTTGGACTGTAGAGGCAGCCGAGGCGTACGAGGTAGCGTCAACTCCGTTGGGTCGCAAGGTAACCAAGGAGGAGGTGGCCCAGGTGATCGAACAGGTCCTGTTCGGCCCCAAGGCGCAGACCGGCGAGATCATCGCCGTGAACGGCGGTCGGTGATGGGCGCAACGGAGCGTATCCGCGACGTGTTGGTGCCGGAGTTCATCAAGCACCAGTCCGAGAAGGCAGCTGACTACAACGAGTCGCTGGTGCCGGGCGTGGAGAACGCAGACGTGCTCGGCGAGCGCGGGCAGTACGCGGAGCTATGGCGCAAGATGGCCAAGCTCAAGAAGGCCCTGTGGGACGGCAAGCCGCTCAACGGCGAGCAGCCGCGCGAGATCCTGCTGGACTTCATCGGCCACTGCTTCCTGGCGATCGACATGCTGGACCGGCGACAGATGGCAGAAGATCCACCGATGCCAGCCGACCCCAAGTGCATCAAGGACATTACCGGGCACGGGTACGACGGTTGCCCGGTCTGTGTGCTCGCTCGCGGGACCTATCCGGAGCTAGCAGTCTGATGCCAACGCTCGCTGAGATCTATGACGCGTACCGGGCCGACCACCGGTTTGACCACCTGCGGACGGACGGCATCGTTCTGGTGCCCGGAGAAGGCTCCTCGCGCCCAAAGGTGCTCATCGTGGGCGAGGCCCCAGGCGCAATGGAGAACACCCATAAGCGGCCATTTGTGGGCGCTAGCGGTGTGGTGCTCCGCTCGCTCATCAAGGATGTCGCCGGGCTGGAGCCTGAGGACTACTTCATTACCAACGTCGTGAAGTACCGTCCACCCAACAACCGGACGCCGGAGTGGCAGGAGGTCGATGCCTCGGTGCCGTACCTCCGGCAGGAGTATGCAGCGCTGGGATCTCCGGCAGTTCTCGTGGCGGTCGGGGGCACGGCTTTCGATGCGCTCTGGCCCAAGGACTGGGCGCGGATCGGCGGCATCCTGAAGTACGCCGGTCGCCAGCTCCAGCTACCGCGCGGCGGCAAGGTCCTGGTGCCAATGATCCATCCGGCCTACGGACTCCGCAACCAACTCGTCCGGCCTGAGATGGAGAAGCACTGGGATCAGTTCGGCATCTGGTTCCGGGAGGAGTTCAAGTGACCGCCATCAAGCTCAGCGCGACCGATCGTGATTGGATCAGCAAGAAGTGGGGGCTGATCCGGATCTCCCAGCGCAAGGCGGACGAGGCCAACAACGACTGGAACCGCATCAACGACGAAATCAACGACAAGCACCTGCGCGAGCACGCGCGCCGGATGGTCACCAGCGGACTTCCGCTGACAGACCTCATGCGGGCGCAGGACAAAGCCGCATCGCTGCCGCTACAAGACGCGCTGGCGACCGGCAACTGGCACTCCCGGAACGCAGAACGCCACATCCAGGACGTGATGCTGTTCCTCAAGATGAAGGAGTTGGGCATACGATGAGCATGTGGAATGACAAGCTGATCGCTGCGGCACTCGACGTAGGCCGGGCGGATGTCCGGCCGATCGCCTGGGTGCCGGAGGACCGGCTGGAGCGGTTCGGTCCGATCCAATCGTCCCAGATCCAGCCCGCTTCGCTGGACGTACGGCTTGGCCCGGAGTTCATCCTCCACCCGGAGGGCACGCGCGTCATTCCCAAGTCTGACGGCTACCTCGCGCTGATGCCCGGCGACTGTGTGCTGGCATCCCTCGTGGAGGCAGTGTCCCTCAACGACACCATCGTGGCGCGAGTCGAGGGCAAGTCCACCTGGGCGCGCCAGTTCCTCACCGTCCACTCGGCCGGATTCATCGACCCAGGCTTCACCGGCGACATCACGCTGGAGCTCAAGAACGACGGCAAGGACAACCTGGTTCTGGTGCCAGGTATGCTGATCGCACAGATCAGCTTCCAGTGGCTAGCGGCACCGGCACAGCGCCCGTACGGTAGCGAGGGACTGGACTCGCACTACCAGTATCAGAAGGGACCAAACGAGTCGTATGCGTAGCGGATGGGCGCTTGTCCTCGGTGAGCGGACATTGCTGGCCATGACGTGCTGGCGGTGCGGGAAGTTGTTGCCCGGCAACAAGTTCCACTACCACGTCCGTAACAACCGGGACAAGCGCCCATACGTCGATCGCCGCTGTAGCAACTGCAAGTGGGGCCTGAGGGTCAAAGGGGTGAAGGTCAATGGGTGACCCGGAGGAGTGGCGGTATCCGCACGGCTGGCTGGACTCGCGCGAGAAGCGGATCTGCATCGCGGTCGTGGTCTACTTCGTCATCCAGGTCTTGGGTGCAATCGTTGCGCTGGTTGGGATTCTGCTGTGAAGTTCGTCTCGATCCACCACCATAACACCTTCTCGTTCCAGGATGCGATCGGCACGCCCGCAGAGCACGCGGAGATCGCTGCGGGCTACGGGATGACCGCCCTAGCGATCACCGATCACGGCAACGTCTCCGGCCACGTGCAGCACGAGAAAGCGTGCCTGAAGTACGGCATCAAGCCGTTGTTCGGTCTGGAGGCGTACACCGCGACCGGCCCGCAGGAGCCGCGCAAGTTCCACCAGACCATCTTGGCGATGGACCAGGTTGGTCTCGCCAACCTCTACAAGATTGTCAGCCTGAGTTGGGAGAACTTCTACAAATGGCCAACGGTGACCGGACGGATGCTGGCGGACCATCACGAGGGATTGATTGTAACCAGTGGGTGTGCCGATTCGCTGCTGAGCTGCAGCCTGCTGGGTGGGAAGAGCATCGCGGAGGCGGATGCTTCCTGGGAACGTGCGTTGGACCTCGCCGGGCGGATGAAGGATTTGCTGGGGGATCGGTACTACCTGGAGACACAGATCTTCCCGGAGCTACCGCGAGCGCTAGAGCTGAATGCGGCCTGGGAGACTATGGGTGCAGAGCTTGCAATTCCACTCGTAGCAACGTGTGACGTCCACACCCTCCGGCCGGGGCAGCACGAGGTCCGCGCTACGATCCACGCGGCCGGGCGCGGATCGAACACCATCGCCCAGCAGATGGAGGGCTGGGAGTATGAGGTGCCCGACTACATCCCGCGTAGTGACGCGGAGGTCTACGAGCGGCTGTGTCGTGCCGGTCTCACCCCTCCGGCGGCACAGGAGGCGTGTCGCAACACGGCCGCCATTGCGGCGCGATGCAACGTGACCCTGCCCAAGGCAACCCGGTTTGTGTACCCCGCAACAGCAGAGGAGATGAAGTGGTGAAGTACGTGGCATGGGCTAAGCGGACTCCGGGCCAGACGGTCAGTGAGGGCCAGGATGCGGTGGTGCGCGAGTCGGCGCGCGAGCAGGGTTTCGGTGAGCTGCCTCCGGCGACGGAGGGCTGGGCACGGGATCAGGGCTGGGGCACCGCCTACAGCTCCGAGCAGTTCCCTGGCTCCAGCCCGGTGTGGGTCTGGGAGAAGTGAACCGGAGGCAGCAGGCCGCGCTCTGGCGGGCAGCTGCGCGCGGAGCGAGGCGCAACGGTGATCTCGTGGCGTACCAACGCTATGCGCGGACTGCTGCCATCATCGAGGGCCGACCGTGGAAGGTAGACCGCTATGAGTCGTAAGCTCTCCAACAACCGGCCGATCGGGGGCACACCGATCGAGCCGGTTGAACTGCTTTGGGCGTGGCTGCGGGAGGGCTGGAAGTACCGGCTCAGCCAGGGCTGGAACCCAGCGCGCAACGGCGTAGCGCGGTACAAGTCCCAGATCGAGCGTGAGATGGCGCTCATCGTGGAGAAGGACTTTGTCAGCTACTTCCTGATGGTCAGCGACATCCTCCGCTGGACCAAGGACCAAGGGATTGCGGTTGGTCCGGGCCGTGGCTCCTCGGCTGCCTCGATCGTCTGCTGGCTCCTTCGCATCACCGAGCCAGACCCGTTGGACTTCCCACTGACGGACTTCTCGCGGTTCATCGACCCCACGCGCGAGGACCTGCCCGACATTGACGTGGACATTGCTGATGACCGGCGGCACGAGGTCCGGGCATACGTCCTCGCCAAGTACGGCAAGGACTTCATCGGCAACATCGGTACGTTCACCAAGTACAAGGGCAAGCTGGCGCTGAAGGACGTGCAGCGCGTCCACCGGCGGAACGTCCCCAAGCACGAGTTCGAGCGCCTGGCGGGCATGATCGTGGAGCGGTCCGGCGGTGACTCGCGAGCGGATGCCGCGCTAGGCGACACCATCGAGATGTTCGAGGGTGCGCAGGAGATCCGGGACAAGTACCCCAAGGAAGTCGGCATCGCGGTTGAGCTTGAGGGCAACTACAAGTCGATGAGCACGCACTCGGCTGGCGTAGTTGTTGCTACCGAACCGATCTCGGACTTCACCGCGCTCTATACCCGCATCGTCAAGGGCCGAGAGATCACGGCCGTTGCGGTCGACAAGTATGACGCCGAATACCTCAACCTGATGAAGCTGGATCTGTTGGGGCTCACCACGATGGGGATGCTCAGCCGGGCGCTCGCGTTCTCCGGGATGACGCTGGAGGACCTGTACCGGCTCCCACTGGACGACCCAGCCACCATCGAGGCATTCCACGCCAATGATGTGATCGGTGTGTTCCAGTTCGAGGGCCGCGCGACGCGGTTGGTTGGGAAGGATCTCCAGCCGGACAACTTCCTGGAACTGATCGACGTCAACGCGCTCTCTCGGCCCGGACCGCTGTTCTCCGGCACCACGGCGGAGTACATCGACGTCAAGCATGGCCGACGTGAGCCTACCAAGATCCACCCGGTAATCGACAAGATTGCGGAGGGCACCAAGGGCCAGATCATCTACCAGGAGCAGATCCTACACGCGCTCTCCCAGTTCGGTGGTCTGCCCGTCAAGAAGGTCCACGACATCCGGCGCATCATTTCCAAGAAGCTGGGCGAGGCTGCCTTCAACAGCTCATTCGAGGCGTTCGCTGACGGGGCCAAGCGACTCCATGGCGCAAGCCGGGAGCTTGCGAATGAGGTGTGGTCCCGGGTTGTTACCTCCGCGTCGTATGCGTTCGTGTACTCGCATTCGCTGGCGTACACCCAGATCGGCTACTGGTGCATGTACATGAAGGTGCACCACCCGACAGCCTTCTATGCCGCACAGCTCTCCAAGATCAAGGAAGAGAAGTGGCCCAAGCTGATCCGTGACGCGGAGGCACACGGCGTGACCATCGAGGGCGTGGACCTCAAGGCGTCCGGCCGGACGTGGACGCCGGTCCCGAGTGAGCGCCGGGTGGTTGCGGGCTTCCTGCAACTCAAGGGCGTGGGCGAGTCGCTGGCAACCAAGATCATGGCGTACCGGGACGCGCACGGGCTGTCTGAGTTCGAGGATCTGTTGCAGGTCAACGGGATTGGTCCAGCGACGCTGGAGAAGTTCCGGAGCCAGGTTGAGGGCGACGACCCATTTGGGCTCCTCCGCATCCAGCTCTCACTAGACGCGGTACGCGTGGCCATCGCCGAGCACGAGATCCCGTTGCCGGTCCCCAACTGCAACAGCGACAAGGTGCTGGATGCCAAGCCGGACTCGACGGTGTACTACGTCGGCATGGTGAAGCTCAAGGAGTACAAGGACGTCATCGAGGATGAACGCTCGCGGACCGGCGATGACCTGGACGTGATCCGGGCGCGGATCAAGCGGCCGGAGCTGGCAACGTCCTGCGTGCTGCACTCCTATGACGACGGTGGGGAGGACGTGTACGTTCGCATCACCCGATTCGACTTCCCCAGGTACCGCAAGGCTTTGGAGGAGCTACGCGTCAACCAGGACGTGGTTTGGGTGGAGGCGCGGAAGAGCAAGGGTGGGTTCGGTGCCTCCATCTACGTCAAGCGGCTGATCGTGATCGACCCAGAGGACGATGACGACGAGAACGAGGAGGACGAGTGAGGTTCACAGTCACCAAGCGCGCTGACCTGGACGAGGACATCGTCCAGCAGGTGGCAACCGAGGTCATAGAGTGGTTGGGAGAGAAGCATTTGCTGAACTTCCCGGAGTCCGATGAGCGTGCCTACGAAGAGGTGGCACGCGACTGGGTCAAGGACCGGAATGAGGTTGTGCGCTAGTAGCGGCAGAAGTTTCCGATCCGATATCATCAGGGCCGAAGGAGGGACCAATGGACGCACCAACGTGGGACGGCAAGACCGTCCACGTCATCAACATGGGCCCGGGGCAAGACCGCAGGCAGGTCGAGGTGTCCCTGACCAGCGACGCTGCGCGCAAGCTCGCGCTCGTTCTGGCCAAGACCAAGCAGACGTACTTCCTTGGCCTGGAGCCAGAGATCGAGGAGCTGCTGACCGCGCTCAACTACGTGATGGTGGGCGATCCCGCGTCGCGAGCGGCGCACCGGCAGATGGAGGCCGGTAAGGGCATGACGCCGGATGGCGGCTATCGCGCGCCGGAGGAGAGGAAGTAATGGGAGCAGACCAGTTCGGGAGCAGCGACAAGAGTCGTCGCATCTCGGCCAAGAAGATCAAGAAGGCTCGCAAGAAGGGCAAGTGCTGCCCGATGGTGGCAGCAGTGGTGTCCGTCAAGCGCGGCCAGTTCCGGCTGGCTCGCCGGTACGCCGCCATGTCGGTCCGGCTGTTGGCGGCGCGTATCTGATGGCCAAGAAAAAGCAGCCTCCCAAGACCGTCAACAACCTGATCAACAAGCACGCCAAGATGAAGCCGGACAAGCCTCCCAAGCCCCGCACCAAGGGAGCGCCCACCAACGTCTTGACGCTCATCGCGCAGGCGCTCCGCCGGAAGGGCCAGTGATGGGCTGGGTCCTCTTCGGACAGATCTGTGCGTTGCTGATCCTTGGCACACTGCTGGGTATCAGCGCGCACAGCTCCGTCATCGACAAGCGGCGCGAGGACGACTACAAGCGCAAGGAGAATGGGCTGTGAGCGACGAGTGGAGCAACGCCGACACGCACCGTGATCGGTACCCGCGCTCCGAGGCCGGGCTGCGCGGCAAGGCAACCTCGCCGGAAGCGGAAGCTCTGGAGGAGGCTGACCGGCGGCTGCCCGTCAAGGCGGCTGACGCCGCACAGTACGCGCGCCCGGCCATCCCGGCCGAGCAGCGTGGGCAGATCCGGGTGCGGCTGCTCAACGCGACTCCTGACCCGCTGGGGTCGATCGCAGCGCTGATCGCCCAGTACTCCGGGCGCGTGGTGCGGAACCTCAGCGGGGTCACGGACGAGGAGCGCCGGGCAGCCCTGGACGACATGGGCAAGACGGTCCTCAATGGACCGCTGGAGGCGGTCCAGTTCCACTGGCAGATCGAGGGCGTGACGCGCTCGATCACGCACCAGATGGTCCGGTCGCGTGCCAGCTTCTTTGCCCAGGAGTCGCTGCGGTTCGCCGTGCCGGAGGGCAACTGGGCGCAGGAGATCCCGTTGCCTCCCAGCCTTTCCGGCGCGTTGGAGGAGCGGCGAGCCTACTGGGAGCCGGGCGGAAAGTCGGTGGCCGGTGAGCCGGAGTCCAAGCGGCTGCTGATGCTGGACGAGTGGGAGGATGCCATGATCACTCTCCAGAACAAGTACCAGCGGCTGATCGAACTGGGCATGCCCGCCGAGGAGGCGCGCGGCATCCTCCCGCATGACATGCCTACCCGCATCCATTGGATCTGTGATCTGCGGACGCTGCTGGCGGACGCCGGTAAGCGGACCTGCACGCAGGCGCAGTTCCCCTGGCGGCTGATCTTCGCCGGGATGGCGTCGGCCCTCCGGAGCTATCGGGATGACGCCTGGCAGGACATGTCGACGGCTGGCGACGATCGCTGGCAGTTCGCGCTGATCGCGGACCGGCTCCGGCCGGTGTGCTACCAGACCGGGCAGTGCGGCTTCATGGCGCAGTTCGATCGCAATTGCTCGATCCGTGGTCGTGTGGATCGGTTCGCAGCCAACGACATCCCTTCCACGCACTGGAGCACCACGGGGCAGTATGACGTGGACATGCTCTCGCGCGGAGTCCAGGTGCCGCCTCCGCTCATCCCCATCAACGACATCGAGTGGGCCGCCAATCCGGCCGCAGCGAGGAGCTAGCGTGGACACCAACGATCGTCCGACGCACTGGACGGTATCCATCCAGGTTGCCGAGGTCATCCCGCCGCAGCCGATGCGGGACGGCAACGGCTACGCGCTCAAGGTGGGCTCTGGTCACCAGCAAACGGTGGTGCTTTCGGAGCGGCAGGTGCTGGAGCGGTTCCAGACCGTAGTGCGCGCTGACGACGAGGAGGAGGCGTACCGCAAGGCGATGCGGCTGCTCCGTGTCAACGCACCGGCCCACCTCGTGCTCGACGACTAGCCGTGGGCGCTCGATTCGAGCGCCGGGCAGCGCCCAGTCCGTCATTCAACCACGGATGGCGGCTGGGCGTTGTTGTCGGTGCAAGTGTCCTCATTTGGTTTCTCCTGGCAGTTCTGCTGGGTTTGGTTAGGGAGGTGTGGGTTGCCTACTTCTGATGGTCTCGCGTGCCCGGTATGCGGCGAGTTGCCCGCTATCGATCGGATCGACTGGGGCTGCGTCGTCTGCAACAAGGACAAGGAGCGGCTGGCTCGGCAGCCGGAGGTCCCGGTCAACCCTGGTCCGGGCGACCGGATGGGCTGCCTGCAGCACGGCCAGATCGACTGTGAGCGCTGCGGGCTGCTTGAGACCCGACACCGCCTCGCGCTCGATGAGCACCGGCAGGACGAGGCGACGGGCAGCTGGGTGCGGGATGAGCGCGGCGGTGGGATCGGCTGCACCATCCTCCTCATGCTGCTGCTGACGTTCGTGCTCGGCTGCGGCTACCTGGTCTGGCACTACTACCCGCGCTGAGATTGGAAAGGCTACGGATGAACGAGGAATGGTTGGACCCAGAGCAGGCCGCTGAGGAATGGGCTGGAGTCGAGGAGGAGCTGTACCAGGTCATCGCGCTCGATCCGGGCGGCACCACGGGATGGAGTCTGTTCCAAGTACACCCGGACGCGATGACCGGCGATCCGGAGATCCCTGTGTTCCCCAACATTCAGTGGTGGACCGCAGGCGAGTTCACCGGCACGCAGGACAAGCAGGTGGACGAGATTGTGGAGCTGGTTGAGTCCTGGCCGCAGGCGCGGCTGGTGACCGAACAGTTCATCCTGCGGCAGATGAACGCGTTGCTCGATCCGGTCGAGATCAACGCCATCCTGCGCTGGGCGGTCCGGCCGCGCTACTGGGTGCAGCAGCAGCCTGGGCTTGCCATGTCGACGGTGACGGACGCGCGGCAGAAGTCTTGGGGCTTCTGGGTTCCGGGCAAGGAGCACGCCCGCGATGCCGTCAAGCACAACATCACCTACCTCAAGCGGCGCAAGGAGGCAGCCGTTAAGGCCGCACGCCTCGCCGCAGCAGCCGCCCGGCGCGGCTAGGCGTACGCTCGATCTCCCGTGAGCGAAAACGGATCGGATCCAGAAATGACTGCTTCAACAATAGAGCGCAGGCGCGCTATGCCAGGACGTCCGCCAATTGGGCCGAAAGCCCAGGCAGCCGTGCCGCCGGAAATCTTCAATCTGGTGCGAGAGGAGGCGGAAGCACGCGGCTGCAATATGGCCGACGTTTGGCGTGAGGTGATCGTGGACTATGGCTACCCGGCTTGGACGGCTGCCTTGCAGCGGAGTGAGGCGTGAAGTCGATTCCGTCCGGTCCGTTCTCGATGGGGGCGCTGCATTACCTTGAGGCCGGGTGGCGTCCGCTACCGCTGCCCGCAGGCAAGAAGCACGCACCTCCGTCCGATTGGACCGGCGCAACCAAGAAGCACAGCAACGAGGTTCCGGACCGCTCACAGTTGGCTCGCTGGGCGATCGAGTACCCGCAAGGCAACCTCGCCATCAGCCCGCCCAAGTCGGTGCTGGGGATCGACGTTGACGCGTATGGCGAGAAGACAGGAGCGCAGACATGGCTGGATGCACAGCAGGAGTGGGGACCAACTCCTGATACCTGGATCTCCACCTCGCGTCCAGATGCTGCTGCAGGTGCGCGGCATAAGGGAGTGGTGTCGGGCATCCGCTGGTTCCGCATCCCGGAGGGCCTGGCGTGGCCGGGCAAGCTCCCGCAAGGTGGTGGCATCGAACTGATCCGTTGGGACCACCGCTATGCGGTCGTCGCGCCGTCGATGAACCCTGACTCGGAGGCGGAGTACTTGTGGATCACGCCGGACGGCGCGCCGGTGGACGACGAGTTCCCAACTCCGGCTGAGCTTCCAGAGCTGCCGCCGCGTTGGGTCGAGGGTTTGACGCAAGGGAGGATGTGGGTTGCGCGGACGGAGGTGGACCTTGACGACACGGAGGTCCAGCAATGGATCGAGGACCGTGGGGATCACCCTGTCTGCTCTGCGATGGACCGGACGCTCAGGAAGCACCTGCAATCGGTGCGAGTGGGCGGGGCTGACGGAGGCGCGCACGATGCGATGCGTGATGCGGTCTGGGCAGTCGTGGGCGACTCCGCTGCTGGGCACCGTGGGCTATGGAAAGCGCTGGCAAAGATTCGTGGTGCTTTTCAGGAGGCTGTAGGCGCTCGCCGCTCCGAGGCAGACTGGCGCTCTGAGTACGCACGCGCCAAGGCCGGTGCTGTCCAGAAGGTTGTCGCTGAGGGCGATCCGGAGGACGAGGACCTGTGCGAGCTGGATGAGCTCAGCCGCGCGCCGAAGGAGCGGAGGCGCGTTGGGTCGGACACTGTCTATGAGCGGAACGACACCGGGAACGCGCGGAGGTTCGCTGCGCGGTACCGGAACAGCGTCCGCTGGGTGCCCGCGTTCGGCAACTGGTTCATCTGGTCCGACCGGCTCAACGTCTGGGTGCTTGACCGGGACGGCGAGGTAACACGGATGGCCATGGAGACCGTGGCAACGATCAAGCAGGAGGCGGAGTACGAGGAGGATCCAAAGCAGAAGGCTGCCCTGCTGAAGTTCGCATCCGCCAGCGCGAGCGAGGGCAAGCTGAAGGCGATGCTGAGCCTGTCGCGGGACCTCAAGGGCATGACTCTCGATGCCGGGCTGCTCGACGCACGGCGAGATCTCCTGGTGTGTCCGAACGGGACGCTGGAGCTGGCATCTGGCCCGCGTGTGCGCTTGCGTCCCTCGAAACTGGAGGACTGGAACACCATCTCGACGGGCACGCGGTATGTCGAGGGTGCGGAGCTTCCCGAGTGGGATAAGTTCCTGGCGCGCTTCCAGCCGGATGTGGAGATCTGCGAGTGGCTGCAGAAGTTGGCCGGGTACACGCTGCTTGGCCGGAACCCCAAGCGGCTCATGCCGGTCGCGTTTGGGCCGACCTCTACAGGCAAGACAACCTTTGCGCTCGCGCTGGAAGCGGCGCTGGGGCAGTACGGCACCTCAACGTCCATGACCGTGTTCCGCGACAATCAGGATGAGCGGCCACGGCCGGACCTCGTGGGGGTGCTGAGCAAGCGGTTTGTGTACGCGGAGGAGGCCAGTTCATCCTGGCACCTGCACCCGGACCAGATCAAGCGTGTAACTGGCGGAGCGCCCATCAAGGCTCGCGTCCCGTACGCCAAGGAGTACATGGACATCAAACCCGCGTTCACGCCTTGGCTGTTGACGAACCACGCGCCGACCATCGAGGGCGCGGATGCCGCGCTGTGGCGCCGGATCATCGTGGTGCCGTTCAATGTCCAGATCCCGCAGAACGAGGAGGACCCATCGTTCATCGATCTGCTGGAGTCTGACGCCGGACGGCAGGCGGTGCTGGCCTGGCTCGTGGCCGGATACCAGATGTACATGGACAGTCCGGATGACATCACCTTGGTTCCGGTCGGGGCGATCGAGGCCGGACGGCGCTTCAGGGCTGAGGTGTCCGACTTTGCTAGCGCCATGGAGGAGCTGTGCGAGTACGGGGAGCCGGACGAGTACCGGGCCGTGCCGTCGCAGTTGTATCAGGCGTACATCCTGTGGTGCGATGAGCACGGCGTGAAGGAGCGCGACCGGTTGAGTGGAACCAAATTCGGCCGTGAATTGGGCGGTCTTGGGTTCGACAAGAAGGCGATCAAGATTGATGGAAAACCAGTCTGGCATCGCGTCGGATTGCGGTTAAGGAACAACTGGGTCAAGGCCGCTACCGGGTAGCGACCCGGATACGCCGGAGGCCTGAAACCAGATACCGGAGATATTGGAGACAAGTTACTCATGAGTTGCCAATACTCCGGTATCTGGTTCCGTAGCCGGATCGAGCCGGGTTGCTACCCAAACCCAGATCGGCCCTTTACCAGGGGATATGTAGATCGGGTATCTGGGTATCTGTTTTAGAGAGAGAGGAATCAGGTATACGAGAGAATGGCTCTAAATACGCCTCGTACGGGGGGGGGGGGAATCTTGAACGCCTAACTCAGCTACCCAGATACCGGCACTATTGGTGACAGGCTATGGAGAGAGGTGCGCCGTGGGCGATAAGCGCGATGCAGAAAGTTGGGACGAGTCAGAATTTGGTTTGGGGTCCGGAATGATCGACCCCGGCGAGCGAGCCACGCGCGCTCTGCCGGTCCATCAGCAAATGGCCGAGATCTATGCGTTGCCCAAGACGTTCGATGGCTCGGAGTTGGGGCTGCCGGGCGGCTCGCGAGGCACCGCAGAGACCACGCCGGTCCCCAAGCTCGCGCCCGGCGAGACAGAAGCCGACCGGACGTAGCCGCACTGCGCGCCGGGCGGTAGCGTCGACGCATGGCTAACAAAGTTGAGGCGACGATGCACGGCGCTGGTGGCGATCCGGTCACCATCGCCGTGCTCACCATCGTTGACCCGCAAGGCAAAGAGTGGGTCGCTGGCGCGTCACTGACGCGCCTCCGGCCCAAGGGCGCGCCGTTGGACTCGGACTGCGTCACGGTCCAACTGACTGAGCTGGCAGCGGAGGACTGGCGCATCAAAGAGTTCCGGGTGGTGACGCCGTGAGGCGGATCAGCATCCTGATGGAGAACGGGACGCTGGTGGAGTACCAGTGCACCGGCGCCACGTACGGGCCGGAGAGCATCAACGTGTTGATGCGCAACGCAACCCGGTCGGATCAGATGGACAAGCGCGCCAAGGAGTTCATCCTGGTGCCGCTCCGCAACGCAGTATCGATGACGGAGGACGAATGGTAGGCACGCCGGACGCACCGGTATACACCAAGCGCAAGCAGGATGAACGGCTGGGCCTACGCGTCGTTGACGCGGTGATGCCGGAGCGCCCCACAGGAACCCAGTTCTGGTCCATTGACGTGGACGAGGGCTGGCGGACTTGGATCCTCTGCACCGACATGTACGAGTGGGCCGCAGACGAACTCCTGGCGCGGCTCCGCGAGAACAACCGGCGGTGGCCGCATGCCAGCTGAAGGGCCGGTGCTACCTGGCGAGCACCGGTGCCCGCGCCGTACATGTCGCGCGGTCGTGCCCAACGCGCTGTTCGCCTGCGCGGTGGACTGGGGCCTGCTCTCTAGCGCGACACAGCGCGGGATCTACCGGACCGCCAAGATGAGCCTGCTGTCCGAACCGCGACGCGAGGCGATCCAGGCCGCCGTGGACGAGTGGAAGGAGATGGACGTTGACGATGCGGTCTGAGGGCGCGCGCCACCTCGCCACGCTCTGGCAGAACGAGGAGCGCTGCTGGGAGTGGTGGGCGCTCAAGTACGGCCGGGCGCAGCCCAAGCGATTCTGCCTCGGTCCGGGCGGCTGGCGTCGCCGGTACTTCCGGTACCATCTCACCCCGTTCCATATCGAGCGCTGGGCGGGCACGCTGGAGATCGGGCTGTGCGTCGGCTGGCGCACCATCTATCTGGTGAGGCACAGATGAAGCGACCAGACTGGGCAGACCTCCTTGGCCCGGAGATCGGCTGGCTCACGGTCTGCGGCTGGCGACCCACGCCGGAGCAGCACTGCCAGAACAGCGCCAAATGGCATCTCTGGCTCGCGGAGGGCCAGGGCATGATCGGTGCATGCGAGAGCCACGTTGTCGTGGCTAGGACCATCCTAGAGCTGACGGATGAGCACGAGTGGGGCACGTGGTGCAACCTGCCCGGCTCGATCTGGCGTCGGGAGTCTCCGATGAGTTGGTGCGAGCAGCAGCACGGCGATCCGCTCGCCACGCTGGAGGTTGCGCCGCTAGCGGCAGCTGTGTGATGGCGTCACACTCCAGGATATGACATACACACAGCAGCCGCCGGTGCGGCGCAAGAAGGTTTGGCCATGGGTGATCGCCGCATCGGTTGCGGCGCTGTTGATCTTGGTGGCGCTGTGCGCCGGACTGCTCGGCGCGACGGGGCACGACGACCCACCGGCGCTCAACACGCCCACAGCGGAGAGCGTGGCGGGCAACAAGCCCAAGCCCACCACCGCTCCCAAGCCGGTCAACGGCGTGGACGAGGGTGAGTGGCTGGTGGGCGAGGACGTAGCGGCCGGTACGTACCGCACGGACGGCGCGCTGGACTCCGCCATCCCGGTCTGCATCTGGACGGTGTGGACCAACGACGACAAGGCGGACGTGGTGGCGGTGGGCTCCGCCGACAAGGCCAACCAGCCGGGGCGCGTGGTCCTCAAGAAGGGCCAGGTGTTCTCCACGTCCGGCTGCAAGCGTTGGCTGAAACAGCACTAGCGGCAGAAACCAACGGCGCGAGACGATAGCTACACACGAGGCGGACAGACCGCCGAGAAGGGACCAACGTGAGCGACTTCCTCAACGCATTCATGCAGAACCTCCAGGGGTCCGGCATCCCGGTCAAGCTGGTCGATGTCTCGCACCTGTACGACCCGCAGATGATCACCAGCGCCGACCTCCGCGAGATGACGGCAGACGACTTCCAGGGCATGGCGCTGGAGTACACGGCGGCGGCCCACAACGCGCTGATGCGCGAGGAGTACGGCAAGGCCAAGTACTTCCAGACCCAGGCCACGCTCTGGGGCCTGTCGGCCGAGAAGCGGCGCCAGTCGGACGAGCGTTCCAACGACGCGGAGCGCGAGCAGCCGGACCTGCCCGAGAAGGACGCCAGTAGCGCCGGGGAGCCGCAGCCGGTAAGCTGAGCGACCGTGCGGTGGACGCAACTGCCCCCAGAGGCGTCCACCGCCAACAATCCAGCCGAACCAATGACCGCCATCGGAGGCGAGGCTGGCGAGTCCTCCCCTGGACACGTCAGGAGACGGGAAGTTACCAACCGGACTTGGCGGTTGGGGGCGTCACTGGGAGTGCGAGCGTACGGCGCATGGCCAGCGAGTGGGGTTCAAGGGCCCACAGACGTACGTTGGGTGGGCATCGGCCGATCGGCCCACCCGGCTCAAGCAACGGCGCGCGCAGCGTCGTGGAGTCGTACCGTCACACGACCCCCGTGACGGTCTTGGCTTCAAGGTTGGGCCCGACCGGCTGCGAAGCGGTGGTGTCCGGGGTTTCGCGGCACCGGCTCCACCGCGCTGGGGCAGTAGCTCAACGGAAGAGCCCGTCAGGCCTTGGCCAGGGCGGTGTGTAGCAGGTTCAATTCCTGCCTGCCCCTCGCTCGGAATTGCATGCTGAGCACAAATCCATCCGTACCACAGCAGGCCGACACTCAGACGAAAAGGTAATCACTGGGTTTCAGGCGAGTCGCACTGCGGAGCGGCTTGCGCCAAGCAGAGTGAGTGTGGTCCTAAGCCTGCCTGTTGTGATCGGCTGGTCGCCATGTCGGGGCGTGTACCGGCGCTCGTGGTCCGGGGTGTTGGTGGTGCCGGGTGAGCCGGTGTTCCAAGCAATCCATGACCTGCCCACCCCGGACCGCCTAGCCCATCCTCTCCAAAGGAAAGGCAACACATGAAGAAGATCCTGGCCGCACTCGCGCTCGCCGTCGGGCTGACCGGCGTCAGCCTGCTTAACGTCACTCCGGCGCTCGCCGCGCACGTCGGCCCGGCCGGTTACGTGACGTTCTATGACGGCTGCACCGGCGGCAGCTCCAGCAACCACACCGTGGGATACTGCGGCGCGGCCTGGCCGATCCCGCAGAGCCAGCTGGGGCAGGGCGTCTGCCACAACGTGCCGACCGGCAGCAACGACCGGTTCAGTGCGTTCGACAACAACACCGGCCGCGACATCGTGGTCTACACCAACGCCAACTGCTCTTCGTCCGGCAGCAACGCGCGGCTGTACGCCGGTACGATGACCGGCCAGCTGGCGACGGGGTGGAACAACACCATCAGCTCCTACTCCTGATCGACGGCGAGCGCGGTTGCCCGCGCTCGCTCGCGGGCTGGGGCAGGACTCGGCATCGCATCCAAGCTGCAGCGCGGAGGCGGTTAGGTCCTGAGGTCCCCTGGAGTGTCGAAGCTCCAAAGCCCACTCGCTAGCGGCAACGTATGATGAGAGAGATCATCGTTGTCAGGACCTCTGAAAGGGACCAATGATGACTTACCTGGTTGACACCGCTGAGATGCCCGCCTGGACTGGCGACGAGGACGCGCCAATGGCCCGCTACGGCTGGGGCGTGTACACGGAGCTTGGCGCGTTCAAGCCGCGCTGGCGGACCGCCGGACCGGCTGTGACGTATGCCGCGCGCCGAGACCACGAGGGCCGCCACAACCCCAAGGCGCGCTGGGGATCGCTGCGCAAGTGGGCGGTCAACGTCTGGCGCAATCTGGGCGATTCCATGGTGGGCGCGTTTCAGCCGGTCTGAACCGTAGACTTGGGGCCATGGTCAGTGACAAGGGTGGCAAGTTCGGCTTTGTCTACAAGAACCGGCAGGCCGTGTACCTCAAGCTGGTGTCAAAGGGCATGAGCCAGGAGAAGGCTGCGCGCATCGCCAACAAGGGCCACACGCGCGCTGGACGGAAGTCCATGGCCCGCAAGGCAGCCCGCAATCGGAAGATCAAGGGTAAGTAGGCTCTGCGCATGGCGCGAGGAAAGCCGCTGAGCGCGGCGCACAAGGCAGCCATCAGTGCCGGGCTCAAGCGGTACTGGGCAGCCAAGAAGTCGGGTGGCTCCGGTGGATCCAACGGCCGGAAGATCCAACACATCGAGACGGGGCGGACTATCTCCCGTGAGGAGGCAGCCCGCATCATGTTCGGCACAGCCGGTGCAGCCAAGAAGTTGGCGGCTGGCAAGAAACGGAGGCGGTAGTGGATCGAGCAACAGTGGCCCGCGAGCTGGCGGAGGAGCTTCGCACCAACACGCGACTCCGGCACCGACTGGGCATGGAGGAGGGCAGCGGCTCCGGCGTCATCCACGAGGAGGACGAGGGCATGGGCGACGTCACGCCGCTGTACATCGACACGGCCGATGGGCAATCGTTCGCCATCGGCGTCACGGAGGTCACAGGCTGATGCAGCCCAACCCCGTCCGTTCTCTGCCAAGTACGGCGGTTGTGGTGAACGTCCCCGCGTGCACCAACATCAACCGTGAGCATGAGATGGTCTCGCAGAAGCTGGGCGATGACACATCGGTTGGCTTCATCGAGATCTGCCGCAAGTGCGCCTGGATCGATGAGAAGTCGCTCCAGTGGTGGGTCGAGGACGCCATCAAGGCCAACATGTCCAACCGCGCCAAGCGGATTGCCGTAGCCGCTGAGTCGCAGCCGTTCCGGTTCGCCCAGCAGCGCGGCGAGGCGCTGACGCTCCGCGAGATCCTGTACCAGGCGCTGGGTGCCGCCTCGATGTGCTGGGAGAGCGTGGACAAGGCCGGGACTTTCAACAGCACGCGCGCCGAGGAGATCGGCCGGGCGCTGGAGGCGGAGGTCAACACAGCGCTCGCCATGGTGCAGACGACGCCATGGTCAGAGCTGGCATATGAGCTGTACGCCTTGGCGTGCAACAGCACCGCGCTGGAGCCCAAGCAGGTCGAGGAGTGGCAGGCCGCCTTTGAGCGGCTGAAGGCACGCTTCCACGAGTTGCTGGAGCAGGCGCACCCGGAGGAGCCGGACGACTCGGGTAGGATCTCCGGCGCGGAGAACAGGATGGGGTGATCAGCCGATCCAGCTCTGTTGGGGGACAGGGCACGGCTGGGCTAGGATGGATGGGGACTCCGCATCGGGCGTGGAGTCCCCATTCTCTTGGAGGCGTCGTGGCAGCTGCACTCTACACGTTCGAGGTTCAGGGCACCACTGAGTTCACCGTGGACGTGGTGGGCGGTCCGGCTGACCTCACCGGCTACACCGGAGAGATGATGATCCGGGAGCTGCGTGACAATCCGGTCGCGCTCGTGACCGTCGATCCGAGCAACATCACAGTCAACGCGACCACGCGCCAGGTCACGGTTAGAATCCCCAGCAGCGTCACCGATCTGTTCACCTGGGACCGTGGTGTGTACGATGTCTACATCGTCGGACCCAGCGGCGATCGTTGGCGCATCGTGGAAGGCCGAGTGACCAACTCGCAAGCCGTGACAAGGAGCTAGCGCATGCCAATCGTCAACACCGACATCCTGTACCGCTACAGCGTGGCTGCTGCGGCCGGTAACACGACCGCCGGTAGCGCCAGCGGTTCGCTCGGCGATCAGGTGGCCACCAACGGGCCGACCACGGCCGTGGCCAACGATGTGTTCGATGACGTGAGTCCGGCGGAGGCGAGCGCTGGCGCGACGGACTATCGGTGCCTGTTCGGACTCAACAACCACGCGACGCTGACGCTGCTCAGCGCGCAGCTGTCGATCGCCTCGCAGACCTCCGGCGGAGCCACCATCACCATCGGACTCGATCCGGCCGGTATCACCGCTAAGGGATCGGGCAGCGCGCAGGCTGCCACGATTGCCAACGAGTCCACGGCTCCGGCCGGTGTGACCTTCTCGGCAGGGCCGCTCGCAGTCGGTGACCTGGCTCCGGGACAGGTGTTCGGCTTCTGGCTCAAGCGCGTCACCCCGCCCGGCTCAACGGTCCAGGCCGACGGCGCGGTGCTGTCCATTGACGGTACGACTCTGCCATGAGTCGGCGCAATCTCTGCCCCAATCCTTCAGCCAAGAACAACGCGACCGGCTGGAGTGGTTCGGGGACACCTGCGCGCGCCACAGACTTTCCAACGCCTGCGGTTCCGCGCGCAACCGGCGTCCGGGCGACCACAGGCGGATTCATCCAGTGCCCTGCAGCGGCTTGCGCGCCGGGTGATGTCTTCAACCTCTCGTTCTACCAACACAACGGTTCCGCAGCGTTCCAGTTCGGCCGGACCGCGTATGTCGGCTACACCCGGTCGTCCGGCGGTGACGTGTTCCCTGAGACCTGGAACACGGGCAGCCTTGGCGACATCGGCTCAACGCTCCGGACCAACTTCACCACGGCTGCGGCTCCGGCGCTCGCCACCGGTGTGTACTTCCTGTGGGACTCGCTGGCGGTAGGGCTGGGGATCAGCTCAGCACTGCTGGAGAAGGTCGGCACCGTCGACACCTACGCGGACGGCGACACCGCTAGCTGGGTCTGGGACGGCGCGGACGGCAACTCAACCAGCAGCGAGGTCACCACGACGCCGGTCGGGCGGACCCTCAGCGCGCCGTGGAACATCCGTGGTGCCGTCGCGCAGGCGCTCTCCATGCCCTGGGCGGTGCGGGGGTCGGTAGGGCGCTCCCTGGACGCTAGGTGGGCGCAGCGTGGCTCTGTGGGTCGTACGCTCGATACACCATGGAACATTCGAGGGGTGACCGGACGCACCCTAGACCTCCCCTGGGCGCTTAGGGGCCAAATCAGCCGCACTCTAGGTGTGTCCTGGACCGTCCGGGCCAAGGTAACCTCGAACATGCAGCTGCTGTGGGTCGTGAACGGCGCTCCGCCGTCCACTACACAGCGTCCATCGATCGGCGTGGCTACGCTCACGGCCCAGCTCACCGCCTACCCGGAGTCGGAAGTCACGGCATACCTGTAGGAGGCGCGATGACCACGCCATGGGATGACCGCATCAACACGCTCGGCGTTGAGCTAGTGGGCGAGGTCGCAAGCCGCACCATGCGTGAGGCCCAGGTGGCCGAGGACTACCACAACGCCTGGGTCTCCGGTGCGGCGAGCGCGTATGCCGAGGTGCAGAAGTTCATCGCCAGCAAGCGCTCCGTCGCCGGACCGTATGACGACTTACGAGCGTTGGAAGACATGGAGCGCTGGCTGGGAGATATGATCCGGTCAGTGCACGAAACGGCTACCCGAACGGATGGATGATGCCCAACTCAGGAGGAACGGCGAACACCAAGCCTGACGCCAACTGGCTCGATGAGCAGTTGGAGGCCGGGCTGCTGTTTGCCGTGGAGCCGGAGGACCGGCCGTCTGACGTCCTGTTCGAGTTCAATTACCAGTGGGACGGTTACGCCGCTGAGCTGGACGTGGAATGGTTCGAGCAGTACCGCCGGAGCAAGGAACGGAAGTGCAACGGCACTGCCTACGTCCGCGACGAGACCGGCATGTACATTGCTGACAACGACTGGCAGCGGATCACTCGGCCCTGCCTCTCACTCCCCATGAAGGGCGGAGTGGTCTGCCATGCGCACGGTGCTAAGATCCCGCAGGTTGTGGCCGCAGCGCAGAGGCGTCTACAGGAAGCATCAGAGTTGGTGGCGCTCCGGCTGATCGGCATGACCGGTCCGCGCGACGAGGAGAACTTCAAGATCAGAGCGCAAGACCGGATCGCCGCAATGGGCTCTGTGCTGGACCGCGCTGGCGTCAAGGGCGGAATCGAGGTGGAGGTCAGCGGCACTGGATTCCAGCAGGTGCTGGCAGACCTCTTCGGAACTGGGGGCGATGACGATGCCAAGGAGTCCTGAGCAGATTGAGGCGGACGAGGCGCTGACATCTGCGATCGAGCGGTGTGCCTACGCCTATGGTGTGTACGACAGCGGTGACGTGATCGGTGATTACATGGTGATTGCTGCCACGCAGATGATAGACCAACAGGGTGACGTCCAGCACTCGTACATCAACCTGCTCCGCAACGGGAAGATCTCCGGGGTGATGGCCATCGGTCTGGCTGAGTCGGCTGCTTCCGACCTCAAGATGGGCACCAGGCCCGCTGATGGCTAGCCAGGACACGCTCAAGACGCCACCGGCCCGGCCAAAGGTCCACGAGAGCTTCTGGAAGCGGATGTTGTGGACGCCGCACGAGGCCCAGCGCAACATCCTCCTTGATCCGACGCGTAACCAGGTGGTGTCGTTCGGACGGCGCGCCGGAAAGTCCAACACCGGCGGCCACAAGCTGGTCCCGGAGTACCTGCGCGCGTTTGTGGAGATCGATGAGCTGAAGCGGCGCGGCCAGCGCCGTGAGTACTGGATCATCGGTCCGACGTACTCTGACTCCGAGAAGGAGTTCCGGGTTGTCTGGAATGCGTTGGATGGCCTGGGGATCTCGATGGATCACCCCGGCTCCTACAACAATCCGGAGTCCGGCCAGATGCGGATCAGCGCGCTGGGCGGACGTTTCATCGTCCATGCCAAGTCTGCCCAGTATCCGCAGACGCTCGTTGGCGAGGGCCTGAGCGGCGCGGTGTTCTCGGAGGCGGCCAAGCTCAAGCCGTCCGTCTGGATCAAGTACATCCGGCCCACGCTTGCTGACTTTGGCGGTTGGACATACTTCGGCTCCACGCCGGAGGGCCGCAACTGGTTCTATGACCTGTGGGAGCAAGGCCAGGACCCAACTCGATCCGACTGGATGAGTTGGCGCGCGCCGTCCTGGATCAACCCGTACGTGTATCCGGACGGGGTGGACTCCGATCTGCTGGAGACGGCCAAGAAAGCGCGCCGGTACGGCATGCTGCGCAAGTGGATCGATGGCGTTGAGTTCTACGAGAACGACCGTGGGCTACCTCCGTCGCCGGTTGGGATTGACCCGGAGATCTGGAGCCTGTTCCTGGACCAGAGCACTGAGATGTTCAACCAGGAGATCGAGGCGCTGTTCAACGAGTTCGCCGGGCGGGTGTTCAAGGACTTTGACGAGGAGATCCACGTCAACGATGTGGGATTCAACCCGACATGGAAGACCTATGCCTGCGCGGACTACGGATTCACCAACCCGTTCGTCTGGCTGCTGGTCCAGGTTGATCCGTTCAACGAGCGCATCCACATCGTTGATGAGTATTACGAGACGGGTAAGACCACCGGCGAGGCCGCAACCGAGATCTACGCTCGTGGGCTGCGCCCGGCTACGCTCCGGGAGTTCTTCCCAGACCCGGCAGAGCCGGACCGGACGCGCGAGATCAGCGAGAAGCTACAGCTGAAGGCTGGGCGCGGCACTGGCGGACCGATCAAGCATCGGCTGGAGTGGATCCGCCGATTCCTCAAGCCGGTACCCTCTACTGGTGAGCCAGGTCTCACCGTCAACCGCAAGTGCAAGAACTTCATCCGGGAGCATGGGCAGTACAAGTACCCGGAGACTCCGGCCAAGGCAGCCGAGAAGGGCCGCAACGCGCCGGAGTTGCCCGAGAAGAAGGATGACCACACGCCAGAAGCGTTGGGCCGCTTGATGGTCGGACTCTTCGGCAAGCCATACCGGACAGCCGGGACAAGGCAGTCCCACGTCGAGATCAGGAAGTGAGTGGCATGGCGACTGCTAGCCCGTACGACACCGCGACTCCGCTGAAGGCAACGGTCCCGGGATATGTCACCGATGAGGACGACATCCTGCGCGTCCGGGCATACGTCACCTACACCAATATCTGGGACAACCTCCCGGATGCCTTTGCCGAACTCCTCCGCGCGAGTGACGACCCACTGGCGCGCCGGTACGTCCCGGTGGTGCGTGACATCATCGAGGCCACCAACCGCTACCTCGGTCAGGACATGGAGACGGTGTGGACGCCCATCCCTGGCAACACCGTCGATCAGAACGCGATGGATGAGTGGACCGCGCGCTTCAACTCGTTCTGGGCGCGCGAGGAGGTGGGCATCAAGTTCCTCTCCTCCAAGCGCTGGATGCTGATCAAAGGCGACACCGTCCTCCACATCACCGGCGACCCTTCCAAGCCGGAAGGCTCGCGCGTCCGGCTGGTTGAGGTGGAGCCTGAGCAGTACTTCCCGATCTGGGACCCAGCCGACGGCGAGCGCGTGCTGGGCTGCTACCTGGCGAGCGTGGTGCAGAACGACGATGGCGACGACATCATCCAGCGGATCGAGTACCAGCGCGTCGTCAACGACGCGCAGGCTGCGGAGTTCGGCGTGGAGGTCGGCAGCATCTTCTACCGGCTGGGCTTCTACGAGACCGACGGCTGGGACGGCCGTGACCCGGACAACGAACTGAAGCCGGTCGATCCGCCGGAGTGGGCGGCCATTGCGGACGGTGCGGCAGATCCGTTCACGGGGTTCGCGCTCGATCCGGCGATCACCACCATCCCTGTCTATCACATCCGCAACCGACGGCGAGGCGGAAAGGTTGGCCGGTTTGGCGTCTCAGAGATCCAGGGCCTGGAGTCCGTGTTCGCTGGCATCATGCAGAACACCACGGACGAGGACCTGGCAGTGGCCATGGTCGGTCTGGGCGTGTACTGGACCACCTCCGGGAAGTCGCGCGACAAGGACGGCAACGAGGTCCCGTGGGTGATCGGCCCTGCCTCGATCGCTGAGCTGGAGCCGGACGGCGCGATGGGACGCGTGGACGGCATCACCACGGTACAGCCGATGCAGGACCACATCAAGTACCTGACGGATGTTGCCCGTGGAGCCAACGGCGCTCCGGCTGTCGCGTCCGGCAACGTGCCGACAGACGTTGCCCTGTCTGGGGTTGCGCTCCGGATTCACTTCATGCCGACGCTCGCTGCCAACGCGGAGCGCGAGGCGGAGATGTCCAGCAAGTGGACTCACATCCTGTTCGATCTGCTGAACATGTGGTTCCCGGCCTATGAGGGCTGGAATCCGTTGCCGCTCCAGCCTTCCATCGCGTTCGGCGATCCGCTGCCGCCGGACCGCACCGCCATCATCACCGAGATCACCACGCTGCTGACGGCCGGAGTCGTGAGCAAGGAGTGGGCGGTGGGCTACCTCGCCGAGACGCTGGGGTACAAGTTCCCTGCCAACATGCTGGCGACTGCCAACGCCGAGCAGCAAGCCGCACTCGACGCGGAGGCGCAGCAGATCGCAGCCAACGCCGGTCAGCTCCCAGCGGGGCAGTAAGTGGCAATCCCCAAGCCGGAACCGCGCGATTGGCAGATCGCAAACGCGCAGGAGCTTCAGGTCACTGACCGGGAGGTCCTGGCGATGCTGCGCGCTGCCAAGAAGCGCGTTGACGCCATTCTGGCGGAGCTTCCGGCCGGGAGCCAAGAGGTCCGGCGAGCGCAACTGGAATCCACGCGCGCTCGCCTCCTCGCAGAGCAGGCGGATGTGTTCGAGCGCTTGGGCGACATCGTCAGCGCCCGGCGCGCACGCGCAGCCAGCCGGAGTGCGCGACTAAGCGCTGCCGCTGATCACGCGCTCCTCCGGCTAGTAGGCAAGGGCGCAGAGGGGCAGTTCCTGTATCAGAGCGCGCTCCAGATCGGTCAGCGGCAGATCGATGCAGCGCTGGCGCGGATGCGCCTTTCCCAACTCCCGCTGAGCAAGCGCATCTACAACACATCCGTCTGGATGCAGGGACGGCTGGGGAAGCTCATCAACGAGACGTTAGCGAGCGGACTCAACGCCAAGGAGTTCGCCAAGCGAGCGCGCGACTGGTTCAACCCCAACACGCCGGGCGGAGTCCGGTATGCCGCGATGCGTCTCGCGCGGACGGAGATCAACAACGCCTTCCACGCGATGACAGCCGAGAAGGCTGCCAATGACCCGTGGGTTCATGAGGTGGAGTGGAACCTCTCCAAGAGCCACCCCAAGCCGGACATCTGCAACACGGTCGCAGCCGAGTCGCCATTCCAGGCCGATAAGGTGCCCGCCCGGCCGCACCCGCAGTGCATGTGCTATATCACGCCAAAGCCGATTGAGGAGGACGAGTTCATTGACAACTTCCTCAAAGGCGACTATGACGAGTTCCTAGACAAGGAGCTTGCGGCCAACGGATGGGCACCGGAGGAGCCTGCGGCACCGACGGCGAGCAAGGCGGCAGGAACGCACGAGCAGACGCCGGAACAACGCGCGCCGGTCGCTCCGCCTGAGCCGGATGAGCCGCAGATCAATCCGAAGCAAAGCAGCGACGGATACGCACCTGGCAATTGGCAGCTGCAGACCGACAATGAGGCTGCTATTGCGGAGCTGATGACCAGTCTCCGCGCATTCAACAAGGAGATGAGTGATGAACAACTCCGCGCAATGGCGGAGAAGTTCCTCGATGGCACCACCGATTCCACTGACGTGGAATATCGGAATGGTCCGCATCAAATCATCTTCACTGGTAGCCTGTCGCCCGAGAAGCAGCAGGAGTTCCTTGGCCACGTTGACTACATGCAGTCACGGTTCCCGGCCAATCGTGAGATGGCGATCCGTGTTGCGTCTCCCAGCGAGTTCGGCTGGGACGTTGGCGGCGAGACCACGATCAGCACCGGCCACATGCGCATCAATGAGAAGGTCATGCTCCAGGACTTCTGGCCTGGAATGCCCGTTAGCAAGGATGTGCCGTCGGCGCTGTACGTCCTCGCGCACGAGTGGGGGCACGCATTCCCGGACAAGCACGATGCCCGCAATACGCATGCCCATAAGGACGCTGTGAAGGCCGGTGGAATGAGCCGGTACGGCACGCACGGTGGCACTGACGCGGAGGGCCACGCCGCTGAGGGCTACGCGGAGGCGTTCGCTGAATGGTCACTGTCGAATGGCAAGACCACCAACCCGGCTGCGCAGGAATATGCCCGGCGCTTTAAGTGGGGTGAGAAGTTTGGAAACGGAGCTCATTAGGGAACAGACCGGTGGGGGTGGCGGCCCGATGAAATTCGCTGATATGAAGATCGGAAGA